AGCATCATACGCATGAACGGATCCAGCTGTGAGTTGGGGCGATTGGGTGCCGCAAAATTAAACTTCTCATTTGGGCCCAATCGTTCGACCGTCGCGGGAGAAATCTCAATTTCCGTGGTCCCATCCTCTTGTTTCACACCAAATTCCGCCGCCGGATCGACATTTTCAATAAATCCCATGTAGCATGCCGCGCCGCGCGCCGCCGTGATCTCAGCTTCCGTGGTGGCGTCCATATCGTTCAGTTTTCGCGCCACCGCATGCATCCACGGCATCGCGCGTGTGCTCGGCCATCGTTCGATAATGCGTGGGTGAAAAATATCTTGCGCCGGCACACGTTCAATTTTCGTCTGTGTCTGCGGCGTGAGACGGAGATCGCCAGGGTGTGTGGATCGGAAGAAGTACGCAACCGGCCTGTGAAATTCGTCCGTTTCCACGCCTAATCGAACAATTGTGTACCCATATTGTGCGGCAACAGCAAATTCCTCCGCCACGCGCTCCGGTTCGATCAATTCCAACGCAATCGGGATCGGCGAGGGGCCAAACGCGCGATTGTGCACCCGCACAAACGCTTCGCCTGTGTCGAAGATTTGTCCCATCATGACGCGCTCAAGATCGGAGAAGTGCAGCTCACCGCCAGTGTGGCAGGACTTCGCCCCGCACCACGACTCCCATGCCTCTTCGATCCCGTCATTCACCTTATCATCTAAGTCACCTTTCGCGTTGATAACCTTCGCCTGCATCCCGATTCCGGTGCCAATGACGTTATTTTGAACAATCGTTCGTGCCCGTTTCGCATACGGGGCATCCCGCGTCAAAGCGCGTGCCCGATTCCGACCATTCACGAGGCTGGAAGAGAGTTCCGTGTCTTCGCTGGTGGTCTGGTTCCCCCAACCGGCGGTGAGGCGAGAGTTTTTGGCAATCGAGTAGATGCGCTGCTGGGCGCGAGGGAATGCCTGTGTCCACCGTGCGAGTTGAATGACGAGCCGCTTAAGGACGGACAAAGCGCACTCCTATGTATCGAGGGTTGATGCCTGTGCGCGCAATTTGCTCTTTTAACAGCTCATTCGAGTAATAGGTTTTGTATTTATCATGCAGCACCAATAATTCTGCCATCGGAATGCGAACGAGCGTGCGCCCATCGATCGTCATTTGCTGCTGATCGGATGTGGCGCGATTTTGAATTGTCGCTTCGATCGCGTCAAGCGTGCGCTTCACCGTCGAACGGACATCGCCGGTTGTCAACGCAGCAAGATTGGGGCGGACTTCGATGGTGCCGGAAAAGACTTGATACCGTTCTGAGGCTTTGACGACGTGTCCAAAGAGAAAATACGTGCCGGCGGTCAATGCAGCGGATTGTGCAGCAGTAATCGTCGCCGTATACACATCATTGGAATCGGTCGCGGTAACTTGTAGGCGTTTCGAGGCGTCAGATTGCAGGGTCAGCGTATAGACCAGGGACCAGCCGCCGCTGGCGGGGTAAGACGATGCCAATAGCTTAGACCATGATACAGTATCCCCAGATTGTATGAATAATGGCTCAGTCGTAGAAAGTTCCATGCACGCATATACTTACGTGAATGGAGGGGAAAGGGAAAGATGCTAAACGTAGGTAAACGGTGCTAAACGGGTGTGATCTGGCCCGATCGCCGACGAGAAAAGGCCGATTCCACAAGTGCAGCGATAACGGGATGGTGTTTCCAGTTCTCTCGGAGCAGCCGCAACTCGGCGAGAGTGAGCGGCTTCTGTAATAGCTCCGGTTCGCGCGCATCAAATTTCATCGTATCCGCCATCACACTCCTCGTTTCAATTTCTTTTTTTGAATGAGCTCATCAATATCCCGCGAAGGGATCAGATACCCATCAATCTTAATCGCATTCGGGAACAGCCCCCGACGAATCCACCCGCGAATCGTCTCTTCACGTTGTACCCGAAACATTTTCGCGACATCCTTCACCGTATAAAATTCATTCATCGCGATCCTCCCTGGGCTTGCATGGGGCTCGCCGACGCTCATAGGCATACTCATAGTTGTAGTCATACCATCCACAGTTTACACACCTTTTTTCTTGATGGAGAATAAACACAAAGCCTTGACAATGCGGACACTTCATCGTGGCCTCACGGAAAATCAAAATAACAAATCACCCACATCACCACAAACACCGTCGCGGCTAACGCAACAAAATGGCCAAACTCCCCCATCATCATCACCGCGACGCTCATCACCCCGATATACACGAGCACACTCACCGCTATCAACGTCGTCATCACCGCCGCCGTCACAAATGACCAAAAAAGTCTTGCCATATGCTACCTCCACCCTGTGATAAAATTTTTCTTCCGTGAAGGGAACGGTTGCCGCGCCGCCGCCGTGGGCACTTCTTCATCAGTGGCAGGCTGTGACTCGCTGGTTTGAATTCCGATCTGTTTTGCGACATAGGCTTCCCAATTCGCCGCAATCGCCGACAAATTCGGCTTCAACAAATACAACGCGGCAAGATTATACACCGCCAAGTCGAGGACTTCGTTGCGGCGGCGCGTCTTGACGTAGTGATGCCCCTTGACGACCCCTTTGATCACCTTGTCGCGTTTTTCTTCCGCCGTCAGCTGCGCAAAATATTCATCGTCATAATCAGCGTGATCAGGGAAGTGATAATACCCAGGTCCAGGCGTCGTCACTTTTAAATTCGCAAACAACGTATCCTTCGCCGTATCCGTCCCCACGAGGAAGAGTTGCACGCGCGTGAGCTTGTCTTTCGTCCCGATCGACACGAGCCGTGCCCCAGGGATGCTGCTGCCTTTGACAGCGCGGAGCCCTTTGTTCTGCCGCTTGGCAATGTACTTGTAGGCTTCGGTGGTATGATGTCCGCCGGTATCGACGCAGATGAGCTGCATCTTTAACGTCAGCCCATGCTCATGCTCAAAGGTTTTTTCAATCCAGCCATCCAGCTGGTCCCAGACTTCTTTTTGCGCCGGTGACCCCATGAATCGCTGATAATCCACTGACCACCGTTCCCCTTCGAGCCCCCAGCCCACACATTCGACTTCAATGCGGTCATCCTGAATGTCCGCCGCGCCGGTCAAGATATACGCCCCAGCCGGCACCGCCGCGCGGTATAGCTCTTTCCGATCCTTGAGTTCATCTTCGGTGAACTTCTCTGATTTCTCTTCCCATGTTTCGGCGAGGAACGTATTGATAAATACCTTCAAGGCACGGGTATCGCCGCGTGTCGATCGCTTCCACGCCTTCATCCATGTGCGCGCCAACGCTACCCACGACATTTTCCAGCCATACGGCTGATACAGAATGTTAATGTGGAATGAGCGAATGGGGTTCGACGGATCTTCATGAACCCATTTCCCTTTCGCAAGCATCGCGGGCTTATGGTGCTCAGGGATCGGACGTTGGCACGCCTCACACGTATACTGCGCATCGATAATCTTCCCCGCGTCATCCCGCGTAAACACCATCGGGTAGGTGTACGTATTTTTTTCTTTCCCTGGAATCCGCCATTGAAGCCATTGGAAATGCCCGCAATGAGGGCAGGGGACATGATACCGTCCGCGCGATCCCGCCGAGTACGCCGGTTCAATCACGGATAATGTTTTCGTCAACGGCGTCGAATTTTTGAACACCTTACAACGGGCAAAAGAAGTGGTTCGATTTTCGGCCAACTCAACGGGGTGGCCTTCGCCATCGACATCTTGCGGATAGGCATCAATTTCATCGAGGAAGAGAAACCGCGCAGGAAGAAACCGTAGGCTCACGCCGGAATTCGCGCCGGCAAACACCATCATCCCGCCGGCAAACTCTTTCATCAAAATCGTATTTCCAGAATCCCGCGCACGCGCCTCCTTCACTTTTCCGCGTATCGACTTGACGTCATCGAACGCATGCTGGATCTTCGACTTGCTCAACTTCTTCGCCAAGTCAATCGTCGGCTCCACCAGCATCATCGACGCCGGCACGCGATCCACGACGAAGCCCGCCCAATTGACGGCCAATTGGGTGCCGCCGATCTGCACGCATTTCATCAACACGACTTCCTGGCAGGGATGCGACGGCGAGAGACAATCCATGATTTCTTTCATAAACGGAACGCGCGATGTGCGGAACGGGCCACGCTCCGACGCATAGGAGGGCAGGACCATGTGCGCGTCGGACCACTCGGAGAGAGTCTGAATCGGATCAGGGCGAAGGCCGCCAAATATGGCGGCATCGATTCGCGAACGCGGGGCGAGAGCTATGGCGGCGTGATCTTCGTGACGTTTAATTTTTCCACCGCCTTTGCTAATCGTTCAACTGCCGTCTCACATTCCGCACATTGCCGAATCCCTACCGCGCAGATCCGTCCGCACAAGCAGCGGTTCATCGGGCCAAGCACAATGTGAGAAATATGTGAGCAGCTCATGGATGAAACGTACACCCTTGAATAATTTCCGTAAACACGCGGACGCCTTGCTGTGTGCGAATGCCGTTGTATCGAAACACCCTGCCACTCAACGTCGTCACACCAACAAGCGCAGGATCTTGATCAAACTTCATCGTTTCAAACCCATCTCGATCGCGTAACACAATAGATTCTTCTCCGCGACTGACTACGGCGCAATGGGTTGGCAACGGCAATGGGCCGCACCACTGCGCTACGCCGTCGAAATACGTCAAGGCCAAAAAGAACACGCCATACTCAATGCACAGATCGCCCTTTCGGTCGATTACTTCTACCACACGTGCCTTCTCATTCGCCAGCATCCAATAGTGCCCAGGCACAGTCGGCTTATTCTTCGTCCAATGGTTCATCGGGGGTCGTCTCCGGTTGTTCGTCCTGCGGCGCGAACTTCTCGGCCAGCGCTTCAAGCGCCTGGTGAATCTCGGAGGTCAACAATTCGTGCACTTTGGTTTGATCCGTAATCGGCGCGAGAA